GAAGGCGCTACAGATGATTGGCAACCTGTTCGAGGTCGGTGCGTTCTTAGAGCGCAAGGAAGTTACCACAGTCAGTAAGAGCACGGACATTAGGGCACGATTACTAGAAAGACTCGGTTCATCATTAACAGATGTTAATGTTGGACGGGATGATGCACTCACATTGTTGGATGAGATCAAGGGTAGTGCAGTTGCAGAATCTCCTCCTAGCGCACCCACGGAGGGCGGGGACGCCTATGCGGACGGGTGCGTGCCCGTGTGCGCCCCACATACTATTCCCAACATTCAATCACCACAAAAAAACATGGGGGTGGGGGTATCTGAAAATCCTGACGAAGTGTTTGACTTTGATAGGAAATGACCCCCCCTATGTGTTCTGTGTACAAAAATGGTGGGGGGCCACCATTAACAGGTGTTAATGATGAAAACGTATGATATGAGTATAGGGGCGTGTATGACTGAAAAGCAAAGGACGGTGTTTCTTGTGATTGATGAGTATTGGAAGAAGTTTGGGTATGGTCCTTCTATAGATGACATCATGTTCCATACGGGGGATAAGGGACGGGGTAATGTTAATAGGGTTGTGAAGAAGCTTTGTGAACTTAGGATTTGTAAGCGGGCGAAAAACTCGGCTCGTAGTGTTAGGCCTTCGTATATTAGTTTAAGGAATCTTCCATGAAAGTTACAAAGTGTTTGAATAGGTTTGAAGTGATCATTGATGATTTAAGCGAAAAAGATGTTGAGGCTCTGCTTGATGAATTTTATGAATGGGTTAAGAGTGTGCCAACTGATGAAGATTACATGGCTGCGTTAGGTCCTTGTGGTAAATAAAAAACAAGAGATGGAGATCCAAGAGGAGCATGACCTGTTTGTCAGGAGGATCATGTTTGCTTTGGATATGCCTAAAGATGAAGCTGAACTTTCAGCTGGCAGGTTTTTTGCTTTACCTTCTAATGAGCAGGCTGCGTACCTTGACGACTTAGATGCTTTAGAAGCCAGCCAACAAAGAGAAGAAGCCTTTGATGATTTTTTAAAGTTTGCTCATGCTATGTGGCCGGGGTTCATTGACGGGCGTCACCACAAAGTGATGGCTAAGAAATTTGAAGATATTGCCAAGGGTAAGATTAAGAGACTGATCATCAACATGCCACCAAGGCATACAAAGTCTGAATTTGCATCTTATATGTTGCCAGCTTGGTTTTTAGGGCGTGACCCAAGTAAGAAGATCATCCAGTGTTCGAACACTGCAGAGTTAGCAGTAGGATTTGGGCGTAAGGTCAGGAACTTGGTGGCCAGTGAACCGTTCTCTAAGATCTTTCCCAATGTTAATCTAAGGTCTGATAGCAAAGCTGCAGGACGCTGGAGTACGAATAAGAACGGGGAATATTTTGCTATCGGGGTTGGAGGTACTGTGACGGGTAAAGGTGCCGACCTTCTTATCATTGATGATCCACATTCCGAACAAGAAGCCGCCTTGGCCCAAGGAGACAACTCTGTCTTCGATAAAGTCTATGAGTGGTACACCTCTGGCCCGCGTCAACGTCTACAACCGGGTGGTGCAATTGTTGTCGTGATGACACGTTGGGCTAAGAGAGACTTGACGGGTAGGATCCTGCAATCTTCTGTCGATAAAGAAGGTAATGACGATTGGGAAGTGATTGACTTCCCTGCGATACTGCCTTCGGGTAATCCCCTATGGCCAGAGTTTTGGAGTTTAGAAGAACTGCACGCTTTACAGTCTGAACTCCCCGCATCCAAATGGAACGCCCAGTACCAACAAAGCCCAACATCCGAGCAAGGTGCGATTGTAAAACGTGAGTGGTGGAAAGAATGGACAAACGAAGACCCGCCTAAATGTGAGTTTGTGATCCAGTCTTGGGATACCGCGTTTACAAAGAACGAAAGATCTGACTATTCAGCATGTACAACTTGGGGTGTGTTTTATTTAAACGAAAACCCAAATGACGCCAATATTATTTTGCTTGATGCTTTTAAAAGACGCATGGAGTTCCCAGAGTTAAAGGAGAAAGCGTACAGTCATTACAAAGAATGGGAGCCAGATGCTTTTATTGTTGAGGCTAAAGCTTCTGGAGCTCCGCTTATATATGAGTTAAGAGCTATGGGAATTTCCGTACAAGAGTTTACGCCGTCAAGAGGTAATGATAAGATGGTGAGGATCAATTCTGTATCTGATTTGTTTGCCAGTGGAAAAGTTTGGGCGCCAGCTACACGTTGGGCCGATGAGTTAATGGAAGAGATGGCTGCGTTTCCTAATTCAGACCATGATGACTTAGTTGACTCCTCCACTCAAGCACTGATCAGGTTCAGAAAAGGCGGGTTTATACGTTTGCAAACAGACGAAGAAGACGAAGTTCGTTCGTTTAGACGCAAAGTTTCTTATTATTAAGGATACATATGTCCATTGAAAAATCACTTTATGCTGCACCAGAGGGTATTGAATCCCTTATGCCTGATTCCCAAGAAGATGGTGGTATCGAAATTGAAATAGTAGACCCTGAATCGGTCACCATTAACGCTGGTGATATGGAAATTACCATTGACGGTAGCGAAGAAGACGATTTTGACGCCAACCTAGTAGATTATTTAGACGATTCTGTTGTCACTGGTATCGTAACCGACCTTATTGGCGACTATGACGATGATGTCAACTCAAGAAAAGACTGGATGCAGACTTATGTAGACGGTCTTGAACTTTTAGGGATGAAGATTGAAGAGCGCGCTGACCCATGGATTGGTGCTTGTGGTGTTTATCACCCACTTTTGTCTGAAGCATTGGTCAAATTCCAAGCTGAGATCATGATGAGCACGTTCCCAGCAGCGGGTCCCGTCAAAACTCAGATTATTGGCAAAGAAACCCAAGAGAAAAAAGACGCCGCAGTTCGAGTTCAAGACGATATGAACTATCAACTGACTGATGTCATGACAGAGTTCAGGCCAGAGCACGAAAGAATGGTGTGGGGACTGGGTTTATCAGGAAATGCGTTTAAGAAAGTGTATTTTGACCCCAGCTTTGACCGTCAAACGTCTATCTTTGTACCAGCTGAAGACTTGGTTGTTCCTTATGGTGCATCAGATATACAAACTTCACCCCGTGTTACGCACGTTATGCGTAAAACAGAGAATGAACTGCGTAAACTTCAAGTAGCTGGGTTTTATGCTGACATTGATTTGGGAGAACCCAACAATACTCTCGATGAAGTAGAGAAAAAGATTGCCGAGAAGATGGGATTCCGCGCTTTGTCGGACGACCGCTACAAAATTCTAGAGATGAACGTGGAACTCGATCTTGAAGGTTATGAGCACACCGATAAAGATGGAGAACCCACGGGAATTGCCTTACCTTATATTGTGACCGTTGAATATGGAAGCATGAAGTGTCTGGCCATTCGTAGAAATTGGAAACAAGGAGACAAACTCCACACCAAGCGCCAGCATTATGTTCACTATGGTTATGTTCCCGGTTTTGGATTCTATTGTTTTGGTTTAATTCACCTTGTAGGAGCATTTGCCAAGTCTGGTACATCCATACTTCGTCAATTGGTAGACGCTGGTACGTTGGCCAACCTACCCGGAGGATTCAAGACTCGCGGGCTGCGGGTTAAAGGAGACGATACCCCAATTGGACCAGCAGAGTGGCGCGATGTAGACGTTCCAAGTGGGACGATTGCAGAGAACATCATGGCTTTGCCTTACAAAGAGCCCTCACAAGTCTTGTCTGGATTACTCGATAAGATTGTTGAAGAAGGCCGTAAGTTTGCTTCTGCAGCCGACATTCAAGTTGCCGATATGTCAGCCAATTCACCAGTTGGAACTACTCTGGCTATCCTTGAGCGTCAACTTAAAGTAATGACCGCCGTTCAAGCGCGCATTCACTATTCTTTTAAACAAGAGTTGGCATTACTCAGAGACATCATTAGGGACTACACCCCACCTGAGTATTCTTACGAACCAGAAGAAGGATCCCGCAAGGCCAAACAGTCTGACTATGACTTAGTTGAAGTGATTCCTGTCAGCGATCCCAATGCTGCAACAATGGCGCAAAAGATTGTTCAGTATCAAGCGGTGATTCAGTTGTCTCAACAAGCCCCGCAGATCTATGACTTACCACAGTTACATAGACAGATGCTTGATGTGTTGGGAATCAAGAACGCACAGAAATTAGTTCCGTTACCTGACGATGAAACTCCAAAAGATCCAGTCAGCGAGAACATGGCAGCACTAAAGGGCGAGCCAATGAAGGCGTTCATCTACCAAGATCAACAAGCTCACATTGCTACACACCAAACCTTTATGCAAGACCCAATGATCATGAAGACTATAGGTCAAAACCCACAGGCCAACATGATCATGGCTTCTATGCAAGCGCACATAGCAGAACACTTAGGGTTCTATTACCGAACTCTGATAGAGAAGCAAATGGGTGTGCCGTTACCCGGCCCAGAGCAAAAGTTGCCAGAGGATGTCGAAGTCCAGTTGTCTCAATTGATTGCAAAAGCAAGTGCTCAATTACTCCAGACCAACCAAGCAAAAGCTCAACAAGCACAAGCAGCAGCTATGCAGCAAGATCCTTTGATTCAAATGCAGCAGCAAGAGTTGCAAATCAAAGGCCAAGATGCACAGCGTAAAGCACAGAAAGATGCGACTGATGCTCAACTTAAACAGTCCCAGCAGCAGATTGAACGTGAGCGTATTGCAAACCAAAAAGAAGTTGATATGGCGCGTATCCAAGCATCGGTGCAAAAAGACCAACAAAACTTGGCTCATGATGCACAAGCTGAGAAGAACAAACTCTTGGCAGAAATTATGAGGAATAAAAAATGATTGACCAATACTTAAGTCTTTTATCGTCAAAGATAGACGACAAAGTGTCCCAACTCCAAATGTCTTTAGCTGATGGCAAAGCTGAAGATTTTGCGGAGTACAAGAAGATGTGCGGAGAGGTTAAAGGTCTACTCACTGCACGTTTATACATCCAAGACCTACAAGAAAGAGTTACACAAAATGACGATGACGAGTGATGTCGACATAATCAAGGCCGTGGATTTATCCAAAATCTTGAACAAGCCAGAGGAGAAGGCTAAACAACTTCCCCGTCCATCTGGTTACAGAATTCTTTGTGCTATCCCTGAGATAGAGAAAGAATACGGAGAGTCCGGACTCATAAAAGCGGATGAAACTCTCATGATTGAGGAAACCCTGACTACTGTGTTATTCGTAGTAGACATGGGCCCAGACTGCTACAAAGACGCAAGCCGATTCCCATCTGGCCCGTACTGCAAAAAGGGTGACTTTATCTTGATTAGACCCAACTCAGGAACACGATTGGTTATCCACGGCAAAGAATTCCGTGTAATCAATGACGATTCTGTAGAAGGCGTAGTAGACGATCCACGCGGCATTCGCCGTAAATAAGGAACGACATGGCTGAATTTAAATTTCCAGACGAGCAGGATGACGTAAAAGTCACAACAGAAGACGATCAAACTGATGAACAGATAATCATTGACGTAGAAGACAATACTCCAGTAGAGGACCGAAACAAGCCCCCTATGGAGGAAAAAGTCAAAGAAGAGCTCTATAACGATGAGCTTGAAGACTACTCTACCAAAGTTAAAAAGAAGCTAATTCAAATGAAGAGGCTGGCTCACGAAGAACGCCGTGAGAAAGAAAACGCTTTGCGTGAGCAACAAGAGGCTATTAATTTTGCTCAAAAGATGATGGAAGAGAACCAGCGTCTTAAATCCAACTTGAATAACAGTGAGAAGAACGTGCTTATGAGCGTTCAGAAAACTGTGGCCATGGAGATGGATGCAGCCAAGCGCGCGTACCGTGAAGCTTATGATTCTGGAGACACTGATAAAGTGATGGAAGCGCAAGAACGTCTTACGCAAGCAACGCTAAAATCAGAAAAAGTAAAGAATTTTAAACCACCGACTTTACAAGAGAACGAAACTCCTGTACAAATGGCACCACAGCCAGTATCACAATTTAGGCCTGACCCCAGCGCGCAAGCA